TGTTCATTCGCAAACGACCGCCAGTGGTCCCACTCCGAATAGTGGCTACTCACTGGTTTTAAAAAAAGATTAGAGGCCCCCCCTCGGGCCTTCCAAACAATAGAGGAGGTTTGGGATTCGCTCGGCCCGTGTGGTCGGCGAACGTTTGAGCACTTAGAAGTCGTTGGCACGATTGCCAAGACGCTCACGTTCGAGAAGCCCGGGCCTTTTCAGAGATGGTTGGATCCTTTCGCCTCTCGGCTACCTACGTACCTTTTCGACCCACTCTCTAAGTATGTGGGCGATTACTACGCTACTCAGAGTACTTATGAGAATATCGATCTTTCTATAAAGAAGATGGATTTTGCCCCTGTTCGCTCCTATGAGCACACCAAAGCGTATGAAGCATCTGTATGCTACGTTGCTGACCACCTCCTTTTTAGCGAGACCACTCGCTGGGCTACTTTTGAGGAGTACCTGCCTGAGATGAACCTCAGCTCCGGCTCTGGTTTCCCTTTCTCTAGCACTCGTAATGCTCGTACTAAGAGAGACGTCTTGTCTAATTATAACGATGAGTTTATGGATCGTGTTGCGGATTTTCCAACTTCTACAGACCCTTATTTCTGGAAAGTGTCTCCTAAGAGAGAGTGGAAGCTCAAGAGTGATCTTGATAAAGGTAAACTCAGAACTTTCATTCAATCTCCTTTCGAGATGATTCTTTGGGGTCGGTCTTTGTACCACACACAAAACAACTCACTTAAAAACCATTGGTGGTCATCTTATGGGTTCAATCCCTATTATGGTGGCACTGACACTATGGCTCGTGAGCTCCTCGTTAACGGTATCATACTTTCTATGGATGTTGGTGGGTGGGATCGTCGCTTGCCTAATCTTATTGACGTTTACTCTCGTCTAAGAAACCCCCATATTCAGAAGAAATGGCGTTTAGCTGCTGAGCGTATTGCTCAAAACCTCTTGAAGAGTGCTTTGATTTTGCCAACTGGAGAGGTTATTCTTAAATGTATCGGCAATAACTCTGGTCAAGTCAACACTACGACTGACAATATTCTTGCTCATTGCTTGATTCAAGCTTACAACCTTTTCTTGCTTTTTGGGGATTGGGATATTGTGGAGAAGTGTGTGCTAAAGATCTTTGGTGATGACATACTTATGTCGATACCCTTTATACCTGAAGGTGTCGACATTGAGTCCCATTTTAGGTCCACTTATCGTGAGTTTGGTTTAGAGCTAGATCCGTTTTTAGTTTCTAATGATCTACACGACCACACTTTTCTTGGCTTTCGCTTTACTCTTATCGATGGCCGTTGGGTCCCAGAGTATAATAAGGAACGCTTGGTTACATCATTCCTGTATTCGATAGAAAAACGGGAGAATATTGATGCCTCTCTTTCAAGGATGTGGAGTCTTTGTCTTATGGCACAGGTCGTTCCCACTGAGAGCTCGGTGCTCATGCAAGAGTCACTGGATTATATATTGAATAATTTGGAGCTGGGTGATATTACTAATGTTACTCGTGCTATGCAGGAGGTTGGTGCTCCTACGCCTAGTATGGCGTCAATGTTTGCTTTAGGTCATGAATCAGGATGGTTGGTGGAACAAAAATTTCTTAAAGATGAACTCGAAAAAGCAATCCAACTCCAGGTCTCGGCGCAAGCAGAGATCTCAAAATAAACTTGAAAACGGGGAGACCACTATCCCCAAACATAATGGTGGTGCCCGCCGTAAGCAATCGGCGGTTACAAAAAAGGTTGTGATCCGCGCACGCAACCGTGATGTCTTGGGTAGTATTTCTCAAGGCTCTCCAGGCACTCGTTCTGTTGTCGCTAACGACAAACTCTTCGAGCAGCTCGCTTCCAAGCGCGGTGTTAAGAAGTCCTCTATCGACTTCCTCAAAGGGTATCTTGATCCTTTTCATGATACTTCTTTTGTCCCCCGGGGTTTTCCGGACCGTGCCACTAACCCTACTGTCGTGGAGCGATTTCCTGTATCTTGCTCTCCGCAGTATCCTACTGGTAATACTAATTTCCCTGTCGGTGGTACTTGGGACCTTCATATTATTTTTAATCCTTGGTCCCCTACGCCTATGATTGAACGTGAACGTGTCAATAATCAGTTATTGGGTATACATAACACTGGCCATGCCCAGTTAATTGGTGGTGTTCAATGTTATGCCGTGCAACCTAATCTTGACATGTCTTACACTGGGAATGACTTTACTATTCTCAACCCTCCGATTGTTAATGTGACGGGTGGCAACATTGCTGGTGCCACATCTGTTACTAATACTTCCTTGTGGATTAAGCCCGAGACTGAACGTGGTTTAACACGGATCGTTGGTGTTGGCCTTGAAGTCATAGACAACACTGCTCAGCTTGCTGACCAAGGTATGATAACGTGCTGGCGCGCTAATGAGCCCCAGCTTTCTCCCTCTACCTATGGCACGTCTTCTGCTGCTGCGTCTGCTATGACGGGTCAAGTGTATCGTTACCCGCCTACGAATCTTGGCGAAGCCCTTCTTTATCCGAGCTCTTCGCAATGGAAAGCTCGAGAAGGCACTTATATGCCAGGTATTATGGCTACTTTTGAAAATCCACTTCTTTTAGCGGATTATTCCTGTCCTTTTCTTATTGAGGCAGATGATGCAGACGATGTGCCAAGTTCTTTGCCACAGTCTGGCTACGCAAATGTTACAAACCTTTGGGTCCCTCAAGATTATGCTATCTCTGATATTAATCCTACTCGCATTATCAATTGTCAAAAGTTGTACCCTTTCCAGCAGATGGGTTGTGTGCTTTCAAGCTTGCCCTCTACCGCTTCTATTACGGTTCGACTTATTGCATACGTTGAATATGCTCCTAGCTCTAATGACCCTCGGATACTTTCCTTTGCTCGTATGGCTTCTCCTTATGATCCTATTGCACTTGAGTTTTTAGCTCGTGTTAACCGACAGCTTGCTGTTGCTTTTCCCGCTGATGCTAATGCTGATGGTGATGTTTGGGCTTCTATAGTTGAGATACTCG